TGAGAAGCAATAAAATACTTACAATGGTCTACTACAGGTTCGGTAAATCGTACATTGAAAGGTCTAGCATCTACCATAACCATAGCAGAAGGCGTAATACCGTTATCAAGGCACCATTTATAAGCCCCGTTAATTGCGATCAGTTTAACACCATCAGCCCTCTTTTGTCTAATGGTTTCAAGGTGTTCATTTAATGATGGCCCACCGCCCACAATCATAACTTCTTGGTCATTCGTAGGATAAGGTTGAACCTGCATAAAATCCCTTTGAATGTTAAATTCTACGTTTGCTTTTATAGTTTCTTCGTTGGTATTAATAACACCTCTATCAACAACGTCTTCACCTTTCATCCATGCACTTACATAGAATAAACAATAGCCAGGTGCTTCTTTAGACCAATGAATAATACAATCTCTATCAATAAACTTCTTTAGCCACCACTCATAAGGGTGTACACTTAAATGAAGCTTGTGTCCTACCACTTTACCCATAATGTCGTCTTCAGTAGCAATCTGAAAGAAAACATGCTGGCAAGCAGCTAAACAATTATCTAATACTTTATCTACGTGATGAGGTCTAATATGCTCCATCACATCCGTACAAAATCCATAAGCTGCTTTAACGGGTAGGGGTTCAGACAAGTCTGCCTCTACAAATCGCATAGCATGCTTCTGTGTTTCTAACATTGGTCGAATATCTTCGTCTAAACAATTATCTGCGAAGTCCACCATAGTGACATTTAAGCCACCGAAAAAAGCTAAGTTAAGAGAGCCACGTCCTGTGCCACATCCTAAGTCTAATACTGACGCCCCTTTAGGAGGTCTAGCTTGATTCAAAAATTCTTGTGCGATGAGTTCACCAGGAGCTACTGCTCTATACTCTGGTATGTCCCACATCATCTTATATAAATCTTTTTCTAACGGTCTTACATTACTTACTTTTACTTGCGGTGCTTCTGAAAATACAGAAGATACTGTTGTCATTATGTGATCCTTATAATTGCAGCGCTTGAAGAAGACGCCGGGAATGTTACTGTAAACGTTTGATTGGTCGTAGTTTTAGTACTTCCAAAATTTAATACTGCTACTGCTTTGTTACCTTGAGTGCTATTATATATCAAAGCACCGTTTGCTGAAAAGGTAGCACTTGGCCAACTTGAATTAGCAAAGTTTAACCATGCTACAGTTTCAGTATTTGTTGAAGTAGGCACTTGAGAAATAACTAATGTGTTACCCCCCGCTGTATAGCCTGCTCCTGTTACTTCATCTGTTGTATCATATACAGTTGTTGTTGCATCTAATGTAGCATTGGCTGTATAAAGTGCTATCTTAAATGTATCTGCTGCAGTGGATGCACGTATAACGCCTGTACCAAAGTTATGAATGCCATCTAAGATTTCAACTTTAAAGCTTGTTGCTAATGTTTGAACGAGTGCCAATTTAGTTTCCTTTATTGAACTGGGTATCTAACTTGACCTGATCGGTATGCGTCTTGTCTGTTTTTGCCATCACCAAGTTGTTTGAGTAATAGCATGGCTTCGTCATATCGATTTCTATAATTATCAAGCACATCTTTTTCGCCCTTCATATAGGTATAAGCTTCTAATAAAGAACCATATAAAAGCGCTGAACTAAAATTAGTGCCTACCCATGAAGTACCTGCTGTTACAATAGATTCAGGATAATAGAAGTAATGAAGTTCTGCCGCATAGTTAGCGTCAGGTGTAGGTCCTACAATAAATGTAGAATTATCAAACACAGCATAGTATTGAGGTTCTCCATAAAAGTCTGTATCCGTATCAGGAAATGATTGCCTAATAAAGTTTACGTCTTTGTTTAGAAGATAACTATATTCATTTGCCGTATTAATAACAGCTAAGCTAAACGTAGATAGCCAATCGGTTGGCATAGCTAAATACTTATTGCCAATACTTAACGTACCTGTCACGTTTTTGCGTAATGCAGGTAATTGGACCGTGTTGTAAATACGTTGTTCTGCTTGTTGGATAAAATTATTTATATCCGTTGTAGTAAACGTATTTTCTGTATAGTCCTGTATCTGGACAACTAATTGTGCATAGTTTAATGACATAGTTTATGCCATCGGACCTCTAGCTTTACGACCTTTAGTAGCTGCGCCATTACCGCGAGTTTCAAGTTCACCATGTTTATTTATTACATTAGAACCAGGATCTCCTGCGCTTACACGTGGTGTGCCTGTGCCTTTAACTAATTGTTGTGCTGATAACTTATTAGGGTCTTGAGTTAAATAAATTTCTGCATTAGGTACAATAATAGGTTGTTTATATTCTGCCATGATATTTATCCTTTTTTCTGTGCTGCAATTTTAGCTAAACCTCTGCCCATACTTTTCATATCAGCATTAGTTTTACCGCCTTTAGAACCTGCGTGTATAGGACCTTTTTTAATCCCTACGCTAGGACCTGTATCACCTAAATTACGGCCTTCGGTTTTACCTTTTTTAGCAATTCCGTCAGCACCTGATTTATAAGCCATTTTGTTTCTCCTTAAGATATTGATATTGTTACATCACCTAGTGCACTTATTCCTACTAAGTCATTCGGTGTTAATGCTGCATCAAATGATGAAGCTCCGCCTACAGGATTATAACCCCACTGAAACACTCGACTACCTCCTGATGGTACACCTGTTTGATCTACATCATTGCCTGTGCCAGATGTTATTTGTATTCCAGTTAAACCTGATTGAAAATAACCAGGACTATCAGGTCTTGGATTACGCACTGCCTGCGGGTCGTTCACTGGGTATAGACCAAGACTTAACTGTGGTTGATCCGGTTCCCAACACTCAGGGCATACAAGTATATTAACATTTTTGGTCTTAATAACCAATGTTTTAAGTTGTTTTAGTTTGAATCTAAATCCACAGCGATCACACTGCGCAATCGAATTCTTGGCACTAGCGTACTTGGTTGGCATCGTTTACCTTATGTAACTCATGTCTCTAGGTACAAACCTAATACTTGCTTTTTCTCGGTCTTCATCTGCTGCTAATTGGAACGCCGCTTCGTAATCTGCTCTTAACATCTGAATTCTATTAGGGTCAACATTAGGTAATTTCATACTTAAATAAGCAGCTAACCCTGCAACCATGCAAGGAATAAATCTAAACGGAATATCTTCGACTGAGAGCCCCGTACCTGCATCTTGAATACGTCTTAATCTGTAATATACAAACTGATAAAAATTACTTTGGTCTGGTGCTGGCCATACGTTAACTGTAGGTAAGTTTTGCACGTAAATTCTAGATGCTGTTATATGCGTTGCCGCAGTTGTATAATTAACACCGCGTACACAATCCACTAAGTCATTACCACTTATACCGCCATACTGAATGGTTTCGTTATCAACTTTAATAAACCCAAATTGTGCTAAGCCTACAGTTGATGTTAATGTAATCGTTGTTTCTGTGGCATCTAATGCTTCAGCTGTAAGTAATGTAGTAGGGTTCTCTTGACCACTCTGTCTATTAATCCACACTTGAATAGGACGACCTGTAGCATTCTTATTAGGTATGGTAATGTAAGTTGATTCAGAGATACGGTTAATATTAATGTCTTGCTGGTTTGATCCAGTACCGGTTCTAGTTACCATGTCAAGAAGATCAATTGTGTCAGTAGGTAATGCATACATAATCTGATTTTGGTTTAACTGTATTTGACCTGGTTCTACAGTCCATAGGTTAATACCACGATTAGCCCATTCAATTGTCATTAGATTTAGTGAACGACGTGCAGTACGTAGATCATACCCAGTACGCAACTCTTGTCCGCAACGTTCAAATGCATCTTCAACAAGATTGTTTAAATCTAAGTTAAAACTCGTCTGTCCTGTGGTTCTATCTACCATGATTATATTTTTCTAAAAGGTTTTACTTTTTGTTTAATAGATTTAGGTTGAGCTACAAACTGTTTGCCTTTAGCTTTACCTGCCCTTTTTGCTTTTGTTGTTGCTGCATATTCTTGTGAGCTTAATGACTTAATAGCATTTTCAGGTAGATATCTTTCGCCTGTCTCACTAGACTTTTTACCTGACTTAGTTCTCCACTTTTGTTCACCCCAAGCTTTTAAAGACTGTTGAGGTTTAGCTAGTCCACCACTTGCCATTTTCTTTTTACGTCCAGCACAATGAGCCTTTTCAGAAAATCCTTTAGGGTTCTTACAGTCAACAGATTTTTTACGGCTGTCAGACCATTTCACTTGTAACCACCACCTGCAGCTTTATATCGTTTAGCCATAAGTTGAGCCTTACGTGCTGACCATTGACCTGCACCTGTACCTTGTACTGCAGCGGCTTTAATACTATTAAATATTCTTTTACGTAAACTTGGTTTTGTGTAGTTACCTGATTGATTTACTTTAGACTTAGTAGCTCCGCCTTCTTTGTATGACGCGGTTTTAGCAGCAGCAGCAAAGTCACCTTTTTTAGGAGCGCCTTCAGATCCTGCACTACGCATCTTTTCACCTGAGCCCTGAGCAATACGTCGTTTCTTCGCAGCGATATTGGCATAAAGTCCACCACCCGCCATTTTCACGTCTCCACCTTTTTTATACTCAGTAAAGTCTGTGTCATCTCTACGAGCGTTTTTTTTACCCTTAGGCATTTTATCAGGCATTATAGCGCCCATACCACGTGAAGGTCTCATGCTCTTGTCTTTCCTCTAACTGCACAACCATCTGCACGAGAAGAAGCGGTACCACCTTTAGAATACTTTTTAGGTGGTGGACCCATATCATTTTCAGAACTACCAATTCCTTTTGGAGGTTTAGCTACTTCATCAGGTAAATCTTTAGTTTCAGGAGACATATCGCCTTTTTTAATTACTTTTACAGGTTTCTTTTGTATACGAGGGTCATCAGCTTTTGGCATTAAAGCGTCGTATATTTCTTTTTCTGTTGGAATTCCATTTTTATCTGGCATATTATTCTCCTAGCACATCTTACCTTTTGTTTTACCGCGAACTTCAATACCGCCGCCTTTAGCCATTTTCTTAGCCATGCCGCCTTTTTTAAGAGCAGCTAAGTTTGACTTCTTACCACCATGAAGTTGTTTCTCATGCATGCCTACAGCTTTTTTAACTGTTTTTTTATCTTGAGCCATGTCTGCCTTGCCACAGA